GGACATGCCCTGACCGACAGTATAACCTGCTTCGGTCTGTGTGGTTGGATCAAGGAGACCAGGATTGCTACCACCCTGTGAACCAGTGGTTCCTAAACCAACGGCATCGGCAATGCCTTCGGAATTAGGTGTATACTTACCACCAGTACCGATTCCACTGTTAGAGAATCCGGTATCTGCCTCATCGAAGAGTGCCTCAGTACCAGTCTGGCTGGTATAACGGGAACGCATTGCAAAAATGAGTCCGGTAGGACCATTCATTGGTTGAACACCTGCCAGGTCATATGCGACCAGGTTAGGCATTGCACGACGAATCAGGGAGATCAGTACGGGATCGAAACCAGCAGCTGCCTGAGCACCTGATGATTCTGCTCCGGATCCTACATAACCACCACTAGATACGGTGTTTGCGGGTGCTTCGGAGAGGAATGCTCTCTCTTCCTGAAGCATTCTTTCTTGGTTCTCCAGAAGAACTGCGGTAACCATTCTCTTGTGAGCATCATTGATGCCTCCGAGACCCTCATGGTTGAGGATAGGTGCCCACTTCTCCTGAAGGTGTTCAGCATTGAAACCTTGCATTTGAATTTACCTTGTTAAAAATTTTAGTTTGACTTATAATTTAAAAATCACTTTTGCGAAACTCTAGTCAGAGTGCTCAGATACGATTCCATTAAACCAGATACTGGTTGTGATGTAGACTCTGAAATCTCAGAGATAGTCTCTGATTCGTCTCTTTGAGCTCCGGTATTCTCTGAGAAGTAAGACTTACGCAGAGTTACCAGTTTCTCACGATAGTTCTCTTCACTATCAAACTCAACATTTTCGGCAAGAGAAGCGAGTTTGTCCTTTTGTGAAAGTGCAAGACCTTCACAAACCTCGGAGAAGATTACATCAGCAACCGACTCAGCTAATCTTTGTTTGAGAGCAATATTTGACTTAATTTGCTCGTTGAGTTTATCTTCCATCTCATCTAATTTTTCCACCATTGCGGCGGTTACATCATATTTCTCTTCAGGGATAGTTACATAATGTTCTTCAAAAAGACTTCTCATTCCAGTAAGGAATGATTCGGTCATTTCGGTCTTAAGACCTGATTCAACTGCGAGTTGATTTTCTGTCATCCACTCTTCAGCAACATACTCAAGATATGCATCAACTCTATCAGTCAGTTCTTCCTTAATAGTAGAAACTTCCTCTTCAAGAGTTGCCTCATATTGTGCCTTCAGTTCTTCTTGAACTTCGGCAACTTTTGCCTTGATAGCAGCTTCAAAAATGGTGCGTGCTTTTTCTTGGAATTCCTCGGAAAGTTCTTCACCAGCAAGAAGTGCCTCAACATCTTCTTCAATGTCATACTCTGCCTGAATTTCCTCTTCTTCAACAACGACCTCTTCTTCAGTAGTCTCTTCTTCAGATACTACTTCTTCTTCGGATGCAGTAGTATCTTCCTCTTCGACAACTTCACCCTCAATTTCCTCTTCTTCCTTCATACCTTTTGGCATGGGTTCAGCAGGTTTTGCACCTCTATTCACAATGTCTTTGACAGTTGCGATTTTTGGTTCTGAGAGTTTAGCAGAATTATCATCTGCTTTATAGTTTTCTGGAGTAGGGCCACCGAGATCTTCCCAATTGCCAGTTTGACCTGGGGTCGAAACACCAGAAGCATTGCTTCCGGATTTTGGCATTGATTCAGATGCAGCAGCGCCTTTGGTTACTACGTTTTCCATTTCTTGTAAATTACTACCAACGGACATTTGATTAGATATTTTTGTATTAATCTATATTTATTTATAAATTAAAGATTTGATAAGAAATCTTGGAATAAGTTTAACTTATGTTCTTCAAGTGTTCTTTGATCAACAAGAGTATTGATTCTTCTTTGAGTTTTTTCTGCAAGTTGTTCACGAAGAATTCCTCCTTCCCAAACCCATTCCTTTCCTTCCATAATTCCCTGAACAAAAGCATCAGGAGCAGAGGGATCAGCAACAATATCGGCAGCAGTTGCTAACATAAAATCTTCACCGACAACTTTACAACCACTACGATCTTCTCTTAAAGATCCAACACCACGAGAAGAAACTCCAAGCATTACACCTTCATCAAGAAGAGAAGATGCAATCTTACCCATGGGAGTATTGAGAATCTGTGCCTTTCCTCTAAAATTAGTTCCCTCTCTCACAAGAGAAGTAATTTTATGAGAAACGCGATCAAGATTTACGGTAGGTCCATCAGGATGTCCGAGTTCTCTAAGAGCACGACCCTTTGCAACAAAAGATTCATTATAACGATCAACTTCTTTCTCAAGAGTTGCCATTGGGTAAACTCTACCATTACGGTTTTTCAGATCACCCTGGAGAAATACACCTTCAATGTATAATTTCTTATTGGCACCTTTGCCTTCGGTAATGATCTTTACGTTTGAAATTTCTTCTGTGATGAGTTTCATTTTTTTATCCGGTAAATCCTACTTTTGCTCCTTTTACAGTTGCTGCAGAAGAAAAAACGCAATAAGATGCATTTTTTTCTAACAGTTCTGTTGTATTACCAAGCATAGTAAATGAACCAATACCAGTTCCACTTTGAGTTTCTACAACAGTAATGACTGCTACGGATGAAGTTGTGTTAACAAGTCTTACTACAGTTGCAGAAGAAAAACTAGTTGCAGTTCCAGTAGTTGTTGGAAGGGCAATTTCATCTCCTAACAATAAAGTTCTTGCCATTATTCTTGATCCTCTAATTGTTGTTCATCACCGAACATGGATGCTCCAACTGTTGGTCTTATATTATCAATCCGTTCTGATGCTTTTGCATACAAAACATCTTTAATTTTGTCACTAATATCAGATGCAGAAGAATCTGAACCAATCAAATTTACAATTTCTTCCATGAAAATTTTATATATCTATATTTTTTATTTATATCTCGGCAGCTTTACCATCGGCATCAGTGATTCCGCCATTTATCTGTGGTTCCATAGGAACATCGCCAAGCATTTCTCCACCACCTTCTGCTGGCAATGGTTCTCCCGTAATTGGATCAATAGAACTTGGATCTGGAATAATTCCATCCTCAATTTCCTGCTCAATTTGTTCGTCCATTTCGATCATTTCTGCGTCTGTTTGACGAAGAACTTTTCTACGAACCCATTGTGTAGAATAATATTTTCCAATATAAGGTTCAATAGTTGCTAAAGTTCCGAGACGATCATTAAGCATCTCAGTTTCTTTAAGTTCGGCAAATTGATTGTCATATAGGAAATCATATTGAATGTGATCACTAATTTTTTCCCAATCATCAGGTGACACAATATTTTTGAGAATCAACTGAGTTTTTAACATATCATTAAACATCTGAGCAAATCTTTTTCTCAAACGACCAACAAACTTTGCAAACTTAAGTTCGTCTCTCAGAATCTCGGAAGAACGACCAAGATTAAAACCCCCATCAGCGGCAATTCTTGATTCTGGAACTCCAAGTGCTCTATAGAGTTTCTTTTGGAAATATTCAATATCAGCAAGTTCTCCAAGATTTTGTCCACCAGGAAGAGTTGTAATTTCAGTTCCTCTACCACCCTCTCTTCTAGGAAGCCAAAAATCTTCCATCATACTCATAAATTTACGATCATCACGAACTTCACCAGTGTTGGCATCATACACAAGTTTGTTACGATAACGCATCATAACATCACGAAGATATTGTTCCGCCTTGATCTTTGGAAGATTGCCAACATCAATATAGAAAATTCTACGTTCCGGTGCTCTTGATAAACGATAAATGACTAATGAATCCTCAATCATTCTGAGTTGATTGAGTGCTTTAATTGCCTTATGCATATAAGACAATACAGTTCCCTTATTTCTATCTACAAGACCGGAAGTACAATATGTAATTGCATCTTTTGCAATTTTTGTTCCTTTATTTCCTCCGCTTGGTAAATTGCCGGTAGGATAATTTGGTTTGGGAGTATAGACAAAGTATTCTTCAATTTCTGGTGCAATTCCATTTTTTGCTTCATCACGACCGGGAATATTTGGTCCAATGATATTCTTATCCTTTTTCTTTTCCTGACGAACAAACTTCATCTTCATTGGATCAATGTACCTCAGTTCCTTAATTCCCTCCTGAGGTTTCTTAAGATCAATTACTTTGTGATAATATAATCTCCCATCAATATACCAATTTCTAAAAATTTCGTGAGATTTTTTATCAAAATCTAAAATTTCTTTGATGTATTTAAACTCTTGTCTAATTGCTTTTTTTAATTTATCTGTAGCATTAAGATTTGAAAGTTCAATTTCAATCGGAGAATCATAAAGATCGCTTACGATTGCTTCATTAACAACATCTTCAATGGCACCATCACACTCTGGGTGAAGTGACATTTCTCTATATCTTCTAATTAAATCAAACTCTGTTCTATATTGACCTTCAATATCTACATATGAACCATAAAATCCACTACTAATATAATTGTCAACCCCGTCCTCATTATTTTGAGGAACGGGGGAAACTATATCTTTGGATTTTTTTTCTGAATCCTCAATAGAAAAACCAAAAAGTTTTGCCATAGTATAAACTGACTAGACTGTTATTTTATTATTTAGTTTACTTTAAAAATAAGATAAATCAAACATCACCTGCGAGAATGTCTTGCCCACCAGATGTTGAAGCAGTGCCTTTCTTAGCCTCCCAATACTGAACTTGCATTTCTACTGTGAATTCTTGTATAGTGTCAGTTGTTTCATAATTTAAATCAATGGTAGAAATATTTGTTGGGAAGATGTCTCTAAAATAATATGATCTGAGTATTTGACCCTCTCTATCCAATTGATGAACGATAGCATCTTTTTGATATTCTGTTGGGTCAGTTTCACCTTTTCCACTATTCATTTCATTAATGTAATTCATCCACTTTTCAAAAGCAGATCTAATTTTGAATGTGGTGTCGTTAATAACTGTAATGGTCCAAGTTTCAAATGTTCTATCACCGGCAATTTTTAAAGTTCTTCCTCTGAATGGAATTTCAATTGGTGCTATAGTGGAAGCAGGTAAAGCAGCTGCTTTTACAAGAATTCTTGCATCTTCAACAACTCCTGATGCATTATCTACGTCGGCACTACCAGGAAAAGATAATATGACTTCAAATAAATTTGGTCTTGCACCACCACCTGTTAATTTACTTTTAAATTTATTAATAGTTTTAAAGGAAGGAGTCTCCTGTTGATATGTAGCCATTGTTCTTTAAACCTCTAAATTAAACGTTACCAACTACTTCTTGAAATGAAACGCCAGTTCTAGTGGCAACAAATGTAAGACCAACGAAGTTGATTGACCTTGCAGGTTTGATGAAAATGTCAGCCACAAACTCATTATTATCTATCACGGCAGGAGTATTATTTGTTTCATCACAAATGACAAGATATTCAAAAATTCCTCTCTTTGCCTGAACATCACGAAGGAAAGGATCAACAATATTTACAAAATTGGTTCTTGTAATTTCATCATTAAACTCAAAGAGTTGATCTCTTGCCGCAGCAGAAATTGCATTTTCAAGGTAAATAAACAGACGACGCACGTTAATTCTATCAAAGGCAGATGCTCTAGCAAGACCTGTCTTATCCCCAAAGAGAATAATGCCAGAACCTGGAGAGAAAATTACTGGATTAACTCTTGCTGAATATAATCTATCTCTTTGAGATTTTGATGGATTATACGCAAGTTTTACAGCATTTAAGACAGATCCTCTGGAAGTTCCTGCAGGAGAGAACCAAGGGAAATTATTAAGGTCATTACGAGCACAAATTCCAGCAATATCGGCATTTAATGGAATATATCTAAAGGTGTTTGCAAATCTATCAAACATATATTTGTATCCACTATCAAAAACTGCATAAGACGATGATGGAACAAATGTATAATATGAAAGAATCTCATCAGTAATTGTTTCATCATTATTAATGACGTTTGAAGAACTATCACTAGATTCTGTTAAGAAGGCACCTCTGTGTGGTGAAATAAATGCCACAGCATCACCTCTTTCTTCGGCAACAGCAATCAACTTGGATGCAAGTGAAGCAGCTGCTGCTTTAGAATAATTTGCAGATCCCATAATAAGGAAATCTACGGCATAATTTTCTACATTTTCAAAAAGAACATATCCAGAAAGAATTTTTGATAAATCTGCTGAAAGTGCTCCTGTTGCCTCAATAACACTATCACCATCATAATCAAGACCACCAGTGAGTTCTAGATT